AACAGATTTCTGAACACAAACCAAAAAATACGATGGGTGATTTTATTAAAATATTTATGATTACTGCATCGGGTGCAGAAGGTATTTCCCTAAAAAATGTTAGATTTGTCCATATAACAGAACCATATTGGCATCCAGTTAGACGAGAACAAGTGATTGGTCGAGCCAAGCGCATTTGCAGTCATACTGCATTGCCACCTGAATTAAGGACCATAAAAGTGTTTATGTATATCATGACAATAAGTGAAAAACAGTTGGAAGATGGTGATAAAAATGCAATTGAACTCAAATTGAAAGATAGAAGTGATGATGGAAAGCGAGTAATATCGACGGATGAATTTTTACATGAGAAATCAGATTTAAAACAGACAATCTCAAATTATCTTTTGACTGCAATAAAGAAGTCATCGATAGATTGTAAATTTCATAATGGTCAAAACCTTGTGTGCTATTCGGTAAGTAATCCAGATGGTTATAACTTCATACCAGATTATAATAAAGAAGAAAAAGATGAAATGAGAGAGAAGAATAAGAAGACAGTAAAAATAAATGCAGTATATATTGAGTTAATCGGGAAAAAAATAGGGAAAAAGGCACCAACTAAACAGACATTTGTAATTGACAAAAATACAGACATATTTTATAATCAGAAAGAGTTTGAAGCATATGCATTAGCAATGAAGAAAAATAAAGTGGGTAATATGCCAGACCCAGTTGGTGAAATCAAGCGGTATACGGATTCAAATGGAAATAAACGCGAGGATATTATTCATTATTAAATAGACATAAATACGTTATAATAATATTACATTAAGATGAATGAGTTTAATTCGGATAATAATAAGGCAATGTTATGGACATTAATGGACAAACAAGGCAAATTTAATAATATTCCAGCTAATATTAATATTAGTACTTTATTTGAGTCGTCTATTAAACAAATAGAAATTAAGTGCACTGGTACAGAGTCTCTTGTAAATATGAACAAATCATTTTTATCTGCCATGATAAAATCATTATCTATTTATACATCACCAAGTGTGCTTAAAAAAAACAAGACTGAATTGTTTAATAATTCACTGCAAGAAAAGGAACAAAGTTTTAAAGACATGATGAAAGTGCCTGCCCCAGCGACAGTTGATTTTAGAGATGCAGACGAACCAATCGCAAATATTGATGACCTTCTCTCTAAACAATTAGAAAAAAGGAATCTAGATATGCCTTCTTATGGCAATATTGATGAAACCAGTGTGAAAGAATGGTTGACTGGTGAGTCTAGTAACTTACCCCCATCCAAACCAAAAAATCCAGATGTTCACATTAAAATAGGCGAATTAGTAAATCAAAATAGCGTTCTTGATATTACTCCCATTAAAAAAACAGTCCAGTGGTCAGACAACAATAATTCTAAAAATAGTACTTCTGATATAATGCCATCGATTTCTACATCGGATGACATTATATCAGAAGTAGATAATAGTAGTGAGGCAATCGGTTCCGAAATTCCAAACGATAATGATGTAAGAACATCATTATTAAAAATACTTAAAAATCAGGAATATATTATTAATGCTATTCATGATTTACAAGATAGGTTCTGAGTGTTTTTTAGTTCTGTCCGTATAAAAAATATCGCGAAATGTTTTCATCTCTTCATCCGGAATTCTATTACGTTTTATCCATTGTGGGGTATGTATTTTTTTAAGTTGTGATATTATTGCATATAAACAATAGACCCCACATTCTGTATTTTCATACTGATGTCGCCTGGGTGCATTATCCATAAAGCGCATTTTCTTATGTAAATCTCTTTTACATTGCAATTTTATTCTGTTTACCAATGCTTTAATCTGTATTGGTATACTAATGCCGTTTGTATCTAGAAAAAATATATAATTATCATCTAAATTTACAAACATAGATACCCAATGACTACCTGATTTATGGTGAGGGTCTAAATTAAATATAAAGCCGATATTTCTTATACCCTTGTTATATTCGGTTTGTATATTAAAATTACAAATTTCTTCAAACACACATTGGTTAGAACCTTCATATTTATCATCGAAATCTATTGGAGCCGCGCCGAAAAATTCAAAATCTTCATTTTCATCTTCATATTGTTTCATGACATTTTCTATATCTAATGAATTAAGCCATTGCACTGGATTAGTTCTCCAATTACTAGGCTTAGCTGGTGTAAAACTTTGGTCAAATATGTTGGCTGCTATATTTTTATCGAGAAATTGTTGCTTTAACCAACATGCTTCGTTTTTACAAACATGTTGAAGATATTCATCAAATCGATTCCATATCAATTCTGGCTGCTTGGCGCGTATTTGTTTATCCGGATGTTTTATATTCCATATGTTCCGCATCTTTAACAAGTCGTCTTGTGAATAACAGGTGCCATTGCGTTTTTCAATTCCACCATAGCAATTTGATATCTTGGGAGATGTCTTCCTTGTTTTTTTTGTTTTTCGTTTTTTTCTACTTGAAAATATACCTCCAAACATATACTATATGTTCATACTTTTCCGCCCCGTTTTTTAATACCCTTATATCTAAATGTTTTACTCATTATATCTTTTTGTTGCGGAAAGTTAGGAGCCAATGCAGTTTTGATTGTTTTTTTAATGACAAAATCATCTAGTGTGGATGAATTGGTGTCCGAATTATTATATAGTAAACTATTAGGGTCTGTCATATTAGAATCATCGATTTCATCTAATTGTGACGATGCAACTATACTATTGGATAAATCAATGGTTTGTAAATCTGCAAAATCATCTATTCTAAACTCCTTTATTTTTTTATCTATATATTCGCTTAATAAACTGTCATTTGAATCGATTTCTGCGTTCTTTCCTCGTGTTAATAAATTTATATGTTGCTTGACTGCAGCATATAAACGTTTTTTATAGAAATTTACATACGACACATCAATTTCTACTACATCATGCACGTCACCCTTATGAAGACTTGTTCCTAAATATTCCATTGTTATTTTATGAAGATACTCTTGTGATGACATACTACAATAGATTAGGATTTTATTTTAGAATCCTTTACATATTGTTGAGTGTGATTATTAAATAAACTCTCTCTAGCTTTAATATTTTCAGTTGGATCAAAATTAGCAAATTTTTCTTCTACAAATAAATTTTTATGTTCATGGATTAAATCTTCATGATTATTAGGTTTGGAAGGTACAGATATTGTATAGAGATCACTTTGGGTAGATGGTATAAAATCAGCATTTTCACTTCGCTGTAATGCAAAGAATTGATGTCTCAATTCATTTTCTAAATGAATGCGAGTCACATATCCTTTATATGGGCCGGTATTTGTAATCGGTACAAACATTGTTTCTGGATTATAATTTTGATATTGTTTTAAAGGTATATCTGATTCGGTGTGGGATATTTGTCCACCTCTTGTACAATTTGGTCTGGGGTCAAATACTGGTTCTAATTCGTGCGATGCCGCCAATCTATTATTGAGTCTATTATTTACTTCATCTACTCTATCCATTATATATATTTATAATGATATAAATATATTTAATACATAATTATGTAATGTGTGGCATATTTGGAATACTTAACAAAAACTCATCCACTATTTCATATAATCCAGAATATATTAATAAATCATTCAAAAAAGGCTATAATCGCGGACCCGAACAGTCAAATTACCAGGTGGTAAATGATTTCACTGAATTCGGATTTCATAGACTTGCGATTAATGGACTAAACGATAATTCTACACAGCCAATTTGTATCGAGGGGTGTATCCTTATTTGTAATGGCGAAATTTACAATTATAAAGAACTGTACGCTTCACTTCTCTCTAAAAATGTAATGCCATATACTGATAGTGATTGTGAAATTATCATTCATATGTATAAACATTATGGAATCCGTGAGACATTACTCAAAATAAATGGTGAATTTGCATTTGCATTGTACGACACAGACAAGTGTCTTATGTATCTTGCACGGGACCCTATTGGAGTTCGTCCTTTATATACTAGCGGTTATCTTGACCAAAATATTGAACAGGTTATTTACTTTGCATCTGAAATAAAAATGTTGCATCCATTTATCAATAGCCAAATGGAAATAGAACAATTTAAACCGGGTTCTTATATTACGATGCATGAAAATCTTGGTAAATGGAGTTTATATAACAAACCTATACAATATTACGAACCATATAATTTCAATTCACATATACGTGGGTGCGAATGTTTTAATTGTTGTCGACGATATATGATGCATATTACTGCAGTCAAAAATGACAACCGTCCAATCCTTAGATTAATTAATAAAACATTAAATGAATGTGTTAAACGCCGCGTTACTACTAGTGACAGACCTATCGCATGTCTTTTATCTGGTGGCCTTGATAGTAGTCTCATTACAGCGCTCGTTTCTAAGTACTATGATAAAGGTCAATTAGAAACATATAGTATTGGACTGCCTGGTTCAGAAGACCTTAAATTTTCACAAATTGTTGCAGACCATCTAGGAACTAAACACACGCAAGTTATTATGACAGAACAGGAATTTTTTGATGCTATTCCCGAAGTTATCGAATCAATTGAAAGTTATGATACCACGACAGTTAGAGCGAGTGTTGGTAATTATTTAATTGCCAAGTATATTGCTCAACATAGTCAAGCTAAAGTTATTTTTAATGGAGATGGTTCTGATGAAATTACTGGCGGATATATGTATTTTCACAATGCTCCTGACCATAAATCGTTCGATGCGGAATGCTATAGACTTTTGCGCGATATTCATAATTTTGATGTTCTTAGAAGTGATAAATCTGTTGCATCTAATGGACTAGAACCAAGAACACCATTTCTCGACAAAGAATTTATTGACGCCTATATGAGCATTCCATCACAGATACGGTTTCATCCTGGTAATAACAAATGTGAAAAATTATTGCTACGTTCTGCATTTGAATGCGAAAATATTTTACCGAAAG